TACACTTGAAATGGCTGAAGAAAAGATTGCAGAAAGAATAGATGCGAACTTATTGAATGTAACTCTTGATGACCTAATGGATTTACCAAAAGATATGTATGATAAAAAGGTTGCCAAGGTTAAAGAGAAGGTAACTGGTAAATTAATCATCAAAGAATATCCTACAGCATCTGCATCGACAACACATTTTAGGACTTTACTAAATGAACTCAACCTCAAAAGGTCTTTCGTGCCTGATATTATTTTTGTGGATTATCTTAATATCTGCTGTTCTTCTCGTATCAAAGCTGGTGCGAATATTAACTCTTACACCTATGTCAAGTCCATCGCAGAAGAACTTAGGGGACTTGCGGTTGAATGTAATGTTCCTATTGTATCTGCTACTCAAACTACCAGAAGCGGATTCACATCGAGCGATCCAGGCTTGGAGGATACGAGTGAGAGTTTCGGGTTGCCTGCAACCGCCGACCTAATGTTTGCGTTGATTTCTTCTGAAGAATTGGAAGAGATGGGTCAGATGATGGTTAAACAATTAAAGAATCGTTATAATGATCCAACATATTACAAACGATTCACCATTGGTGTCGATAGAGCCAAGATGAAACTATATGATGTTGAACAATCAGCACAACACGGTCTTGCTGATGCCGGTCATATTGGTGCCAATAATAAAATTAAACATGAAAAGAAGAACTTTGAAGGCTTTAAAGTATGATACTAACTAGAGAACAAGCCTTACATTGTTCTAAGGTGTTCAATGATTATTTTAGTAACATTGGAAGTACCGAAGAATACATGCGTGATGAGAAGTTAAAGTCGGTGGCAGAATTGCCATCTTCTTTATTTCCACCCGAAGATGATTTGTTCTCTGATTTCTCCATGCACCCAAATGATATGGATATTGAGGTGTGTGAAATACCAAATACTCAATTTGAAACATTACTTGCCATTACCTCTTCACACATCAATAAATCTCCAGTTGGTAAGAATATACAGTTGGCAGTTAGAGAGAAGAACTCAGGAAAGGTTCTAGGATTCATTCGTTTAGGTTCACCAGTAATCTATATGAAACCTAGAAACGAACTCTTAGGACAGGTCTGGATCCAACAGGAAGATACTGCCAAACGATTCAATGTTTCTTGTGCTATGGGATTTGTAATTGTACCAGCTCAACCATTTGGTTTTAATTACCTAGGTGGCAAACTTCTATCGGCCATTTGTACCAGCCATACAGTAAGAGAAATCTGTAATAAGAAATATGGTATGAATCTTTGCCTATTTGAAACCACCAGTTTATATGGTTCTACAAAGTCAGTATCACAATACGATGGTATGAAACCTTATATTCGATTTAGAGGTCTGACCGAATCTGATATGGTACCCATGATGCACGGCCAAAGATATCATGACCTAAAAGATTATGTTGAGAACATTACTGGAGATTTATTGGGTGGTGATACTTCAACGACCAGTAGAAAGTTAAGAACATTTACCAAAATTATTGCCTTAACCAAAGCCGCTCTAAAAGGAACAACTGAAGGTGACACTTTCAACCTAACGATTGAGAACGCCAAAAAGTTGACAGAGAAGAAAAGATATTATACATCGGACTATGGTTTCAAAAATACAGTAGATTACATGAACTGTAAAACTGATACTCTTTTACCTGGTGAAAACTATGCCAAACATGAACTGGCCAATATTATTGAATGGTGGCGGAGTAAAGCTATAAATAGATACGAAACCCTTAGAACCGAGGGTAGATTAAGGACAGAACTCGAAATCTGGACTTCAGGTAAAGACATTCAAATTATTAGGTGATATATGGCTTCTAAAGAAGATATACAAGAAACTGCTCAAGCATTGTTTTGTGCTATGGCTGATTACCTTGGCCAAGATAAAATTAAACTATCAAAAAGTTTATTTGATGTAAACACCTACAAAACTTATCCTGATTTTAAAACAGCTTGGAATATGATGTATTCAAAGAAAAAAAATTCTGTTGAAGAAATTTTTAAAAATCACGTTAAATCGGGCCAAGCATCATTTCAACAAGTAGATGATTTTCTAACAAAACAAAAAGCTTGGTATATTTCATCTTCTAATATTGGAAAAGAATTGGTAGCCAAGGTTAATGGTTTAAATAAACTTCATGCTAAGATTGCTCCTTTTGGATGGTCTGATGTGTTTTATGAACACAAAGACGAAATAATGGACAATATATCAAAATTATTTGAAGTGGCTAATGAAAAACAAAAAAACAATAGAGAAACAAAAACTAAAAGAAGATTTATACCTTTTGGTGAATTGAATAAGTGGTCTCCGGCCGATATCTATTTTGCAACACCTTTGGCCAAAAAAACAATTATTACTGCTGCATCACAGAGCAATTTAAGTAAAACAACATTTTTTTCATTAAATTCGATGATAAGTAAATTAATTGATAATGGTGAGTTATTACCGCTGTCTTTAAAATTTGCTCCGGATAAAGTTACAGTAAAAAAAGTAAACTTTAACAGAACTCAAGATTGGAAAGAATTGGAAAAATATGAAGGAGGTGATGTTTCATGGACTGCTTATCCAACAGGAAATATCATTGGAAAACCTCCAGCAAGAGATTTAAAACTATTTTTAAAAAATACCAATAGTGAAAACGATAAGATATTAATTCGACATGATCCCTCTACGGCAGGTATTAAAGGTGAAATTATGTTAAAAGGAATGAATGCTAGAGGTGGAAGTCTTGGGCTAGAACAAATTTTAGGTATTATATCTTTAATTAGCGATGGTGTCACAAATGACATTAAAAATAAATTTAAAACAGCAAACACAACTTTTAAAGAACTGAAAAAACCCATAAGAAAAGAATTGACAGATAAAGTCAAAACTAAAGGTTTTGATATGAAAAATAAAGATGAAAAAACTAAAGAAGTGATAAAGGAATCTAAAAAAGAAATTAATTATGATGAGAGAGTAGGTCAACTTAGTGCTATACATGTATCGAATAAAATCTGGCCTATCATAATTAAAAATATTTTTACCGATGAAAACACAAAATCATCATTTGTTAGAATGACATATGCTTATGCGGCTTCAATGTCATCCGATTCAGCAAAATTTGTAGTTGCAAAATAAGGATATACTAATGGCACTCATAGACTTTGATAAACTAGCAAAAGAATTTGAAATGGAGGACGACTTTGGGTTCTCCGCCGTTTCAGAAGCCGATTATAACTCGGTCATCAACAAGACAGCCGAAACGGCTGATGATTATAAGACACGCCTTACTGAGGTTGAAAAGATTATTATTCCTTTTCTAACCAAACTCCACTCGACTGGAGATAAAGAATACATATATTGGCCTAATCGTAAACCATTAATCGAAAAGCAAATAGAAAGAATATTGAAATTAACTAGGAATTAATTATGTCCGCAACTGTGATTATACCAACTACTGGTGGTGCACCAGTACATGAAGCAATTAAATCAGTATTGAATCAAACTTATGATACCAAGTGTTATATTGTTTGTGATGGTCCAGAATTTGTTTATGCTGTAAAGAACCATATTAAACAATTTGAGAAACATCCAAATTATAAAAAGATTGTGCTTTGTAATTTGCCTTTGAATGTGGGTGCCAATGGATTTTATGGTCACCGTGTCTATGCAGCCTTTACTCACCTCATTGATACTGAATATGTGTTATACCTTGACCAAGATAATTGGTTGAAACCTAATCATGTTGAATCTTGTATCAATATAATCAAATCAAAAAATCTTGACTGGTGTTATTCATTAAGAGATATCTATAACAAAGATGGTACATTTGTTTGCCATGATGACTGTGAATCGTTAGGTAAATGGCAAACTTACCACGGAGTTAATCATGTTGATACCAATTCGTATTGCCTTAAAACGGAAATTGGTGTAAAATTGGCTTCCGTTTGGCATGGTGGTTGGGGACAGGATCGAGTGTTTCTGGCAACGATTGCTCAACACTTCAATAAATTCGATTGTACAGGTGAATACACCGTGAACTATCGTGTTGATGGCGGTGAAGGTTCAGTTAATGCTGAATTCTTTATCAATGGTAATGCAGTAATGAATAAAAAATATAATGGAGAGTTCCCGTGGCAAAAAATCTCATCATCGGTGGGTTCACAAACTATAACGCTAACCAGTTAAGACCTTGGGTATTATCAGCAAAGGTACATTCGGGCGATGATAATGATTGTGATATTGTTCTAGTTTATGGTAACGCATCTGATGAAACTCTAGATTGGTTAGAATCACAAGGTGTCATTATTGTTCCTATGTTGGGAGTTGAAGGTATACGCATACCAATTCATGTGTTACGCTTTCATTCAATCTATGATTATCTTTACAAACATTGGCAAAAATATGAGTATGTGATTACCACAGATGTTAAAGATGTGTATTTTCAATGTGACCCATTTGAGAAGTTAATTGGACATAAACTTGTGGTTGCTTCAGAAGGTTTAAGATATAAAGACGAAGCTTGGGGTAATGAAAACTTACTACAATCTTATGGTCCGTATATCTATCAACAGTTTAAAAATAATGAAATTTTTAATGT